CTTCAAACGACGTCACAAGAAGTTTGAGGAATCTAAATGTGTATACTAGGTCGGCTGCTCTTTTGATAACACCCATTATATTTTCCTTAATGCTTCAACAACATAACTATCCATGCCATATTCTGTATATTCTGTATTCTCGATATATCTTAAAAATATTAAAAACGGTTTTACGACTGGCCATTGCCTATTGTCTAATTTTAGTTCTAATATTTTTAAACCAGCTTCTATACCAAACATGTTAAATATAATAATTAAATGGTTTAAAATTAATCGTTCAGATAATTCATTGTGAGTGATATAGCGATTAACCAATCTCTTTACATATTTACTTCTTTTTAAATCTTCATAAAAATCCTCTGAACTTGCGCCCAGAGGATTATAATAATGCTTAGCGGCGTAAAGAAGCAAATTGCTTTCGGTTACTTCATCAAATTCCATTATATGTCCTAAATAAGTTTCAAACCTATTTATTCACTTATAACTTCCTTTAATTCTTCTACTAAAGCTGATTGACCCTTTCTACGATCAAGCTCAATGCCATTTTCCCGGCCTAACGCTTCTAGCTCAAGCTTAGACATATCATCTAAACTTTTGTTGTTGGCTGGCGCTTCATTAAGTTGAATAGGTTTAGGGACGGGAGCCGCTTCCGCAACTGGAGCTTTTTTATACTTAGATTTTTTTTTCGTTACGCCAAGGTAATCGTTAATCTGTTCATCTGAAAAATTTTGTGACTTAAGCAGCTCGTTCGTCCGAGGGTCTCGCCAACCCTGTGGAGTTGGAACCGCGTTCTTTGCCCAGCTGGGTGGATTAATTTTTGCCATTAGTTTCGGCTCCTTTTACTGGATTAACGATATTTTTATCGCCCTTCATATTATCATTAGGGCGAGCTTTTGCTGAAGGGCCTTTACGGCCAGCTTCTGCTGCATCGACGTGGCCTTTAGCTTCAGTATCATTTACTTCAGGCTTATGATCTTTTTTCATTTTCTTTGCAGAAGGTGAATCCTTAGAATCCATTTCTTCAGGAGCTGTAGCGCCTGCAGTATGAGATTGCTTTTCCATAATGCGGGCATAGATTGGCCAACGAGTAGATTCGGTTTTTTCCATTGGTGCATCGTTTGCTTTAGTTTTTTCACCATCGGGTTCTTGCCGCGGTTTTACTTCAGCCTTTTCGCCTTTTTTCTTTTTGCGTAACTTTGCAAAATCAGCTGCATCGATATCGCCATCTTTATCGTGATCTAACTTATGCTGATCACCTTTGAGGGCTTCATTAGCACCCTTCTTTGGAATATCAAAGGGTGCTTTAGGCAGAGTTACTGCTGCTTTACCCTTTTCAGATGAAGCTGATGCTTTAGCAAGTTTCTTTGCTAAAGCAGCTTTTGCTGATTCCTGGACCTGTTGCAACGCGAGGCCCATATCTTTAATGTTTTGAGTTTTCATTTTAGTTTCCTTTACATCCACATTTGGGCTGCGATTGATCCAGCGATAGCTACTACAGCTACCCAGAATAATTTATTTATTATACTAACAGTGTGAGCATTATCTCTTACTTGTTCTTCTATACTATCAAGCTTCTTGCTAAAGTGGTTCATACGTTCCACCCCGCTATCTTGTGCCTGTTTAATACCAGCAATTTTTTCTTCAGCTCGAGCCAAAGCAATCATTGCCTCGGTAAGAGCGTCAAGCTTCTCCTCAATTCTATCTAGGCGTGCATTAGTAGTCATATTTAATTCCGTTGTTAATTCTAGAGAAGGTTTCATAATTTAACAATTCCACCTACGCCTTGCTTGACGAAGTCTGCTATCAGGATCTTTAGCGGCAGCTGGAAACTTTTTCATTTGTCCTGCACTACGAGCACAATATGATTTCCGTCTATTAGCTGCTTTAGATCCTTTTTTTAATTTACTAGGCTTAGTAGTAACAGCGGTTTTTAAATTACCACCAGTTCTTCTATTCTCAGCATCGACTCCTTTTTGAGTCATACCGGCACCTTTGTCGGTTGGACGGAAATGACCTTTAGAATCTTTTTCTAAGAATGTTTTAAACCTATCCACCGAACTCGTGCCCCGCAACTCGTTTCATTTGCCTATTAAACTCAGCCTGATCAGGCTTGCTCTTATATAATTTAATAGAAATCTCAGGACGTTCTTTCCCTTTGATTCTCCAATTGTAACCATCAGCCTTATGTTCAGCACTTGTAGTCTTCACAACTCTGCGTTTATATCCTGCTTCCCAAGACTCTGATTTTTTTTCTGTTACTTCATCTTCAGCAGTATCGCATTCACTTTTTAAATCTTCTGAATAAGCAGCATGCGTATCGGCGTGCTGCTCTAATCCCCATATTTGCATAAGATGTTCTCTCGTGGTGGCCATTTTTATTTTCCAATATTAACCTGGTATTTTTTCGCCATATGGATGTGATTTTGGTTTACCTCTGGCTGGAAAATAGCTGGTCATGTCGTATTTTTTGCCACCGTTGTAATGATCTGATACTTTAACGTCTGTGCGTTTTGGATTAGCAGATATTCTGTTAGCTTTTTTGGAAGCCTTATGCGCATGTTGTACATTGGCTGGCCCATGGTCCTTATCTCCCGCTTTATGCGCTGCAGCATTTCTATGAAAACTATGTGCATCATAGTGCGCATCATATGCTTTAGTATGATGGTTTACCGGCTCATCTTCGTCCATCCGATGTTCGTGGCCTGCACTTTCGTGAGCCCCCATCATTTTATGATGATAATCTGCTGCAGCCTTGTGTTGCGCAGAAGTAAAATTATGTTTATCTTTTGCCTCTTGCAAAGACTCACTTAATTGAAAAAAGGTTTTCATTTATTGTTTCCCATACAGTCTATTTTTGTCCATTTTATCCATAGCTTTAGACACGCCTTTTACTCTCTTTCTAGCTCCGACTACATCACCCTTTGAACCTTTTCTTGCAGCATCGTCAGCAGCTTTACGTACGTATTGACCCATCTTAGCATTGGAGATCTCATCAACCGTTTCTTCTTTTGCAGGTACTTTAGCTTTACCAGTCAGTTTATCAACAGCGGTAGACGTACCTTTATTACGATTAACAAATGTCTTAATACCTTTTTTAGCTTGATTACTTCCTGCTTTAGCAATATCACGATCGGGTGAGCGAGAGTCAGCATATCCACGTTCAGTACTCTTTGCAGCATCTGCTGTACTTACTTGCGCCTTTTTGATATAACGGCCGGCCATACCTTTTGAGATCTCGGCAAATGTTTTAAGGCCCTCGTTCTGACGTTTTAGTACAGCTTTAACTTGAGGATGATCTGACAAACCTTTTGAAAGTTTATTAATCGTCTTAGTTGCGCCTGTCATATTTCCGCCCTTGTATCTGGGATCAGATGCAATACCGACTGCCTGCTTGACGTGCTTAGGATCGTGGGCTTCGTTCGTAGGTTTGTCATGAGTATATCCCATCTTCTTCATGCGAAGATGATCGGCTTCCTTTTCGGCCTTATAAGCTTTTCCAGTCTTAGGATCGTACATCATGTGAGGCTCAAATGATTCTTTCTTAGGCATACGTGCTGCAAGATCAGCCGTTGATACACTTTTCTTTCCAGCTTTACGTTCTTTTTCTTGACGTTTCTTTGCCATCGCAGTAGCCTTTTGAACGTCAGCAATTGTTAGCTCGCTAACATCTTCTTTACGAGACTTACATTTAGACTGTTCAGTCGTACATTGCGATGCTTTAAGCTGAGCATTATCATTTGGACATGTGCAGTTAGGATCTGGATTACCTTTTTCACAACCACAATCTTTACAATACATAGTAGCTTCGGCCTGCTCTTCCATATCATCTTGGCGTGGTTTAGTAGCCTTAGCTTCTCTAGCCAATGCGGACTTAAGCCATTCAAGAGTTTTCTCTTGCTTGATAACTTCTTTATCAACCGGGACCATACGTGTGCCCTTTTTACCATCAGGCTTTGTATAGATCTCTGGTTTTTTGTCAGCGGTCTTTACGTTTTCTCTGATCTCTTTAAAATTTTTCATTACGCTAGATCCTTATCGTGGTTGAGACCACCTTTTTTCTTTTTTACAATAAAGGCATTGACTCTTGCATGTCCCCACTGAGATGGCGTGGTGCCAGGTCTATGACCGGTTTTCCATGCGGCAACACCGCGATTATATACTTTACGAAGCGTAGCCACAGAAATTCCAGACTTTTTAGATTTATCTGCAAACGAAGTACCTGCTTTATCTTCACTAATATAGTGTTTAAAGTTAATCATTTTGTGGCCTTATTTTTCTTTTTTGTATCTAGGATTCTTGCTCTATCCATCATACGATCATGCTTCGCCGCGTCAGTTTTCTTCTCGCGATCGATTTTCATCTTTGCAAGATCTGCAGCTTTATCTGTATCTTTATCTTCAGCAAATGTTTTGAATTTAATTATTTTCATTTGCCCATCATATCCATATGGTCTCTGTCTACATACTCAAGTTCTTTTTCAATTAAAGCTATTCTTCCTTTGAGCTGTATTTGATCCCGTAGTATTTGCTGAAAAGATGCTTCCATCTCCCATAGCATTACGGTTTCCTCCCACAGCTCTTCGAGATCATCCGCATTCTCTTCAACATCTCTACGAAGATTTATATTCTCTTCAATAGCCATCTTTGAGCTCATTTCAGCTACTGTACTTTCAAGATCAGAAATTGTTGCAGCTTGCTGAGATACCCACCACACGCCAGCTGATATCTGAGCTATCATAGCTGCAACTAATACTACTGGAAGTTTTAAATTTTCCATTACTCTTTGTCCCCGTACATCTTTTTAAACTTTTTAGTCCATTGAGATGTTTTAGTTTTTCCTTTTGCATCACCAGGCGCTGGCTTATAAGCACTAGCATCATTATCTGCTTTTTTCCCGTGTTTCTTAAAGTGCCGGTCTCTAGCAACTTTTGTAGCTTTCTTTAGGCCTTTATGATACGCTTTAGGCTGTGATCCTTCACGATCCTTAATGTCAGAATCTTGAGGTGTACTCTCATTCTGTCCAGGTGTAGTCTTTTTCATATACTTTACTGAAGCATCAGTTCCATAATCATACTTTGCTTCTTCTACAATCTTCTCAACAGAATCCAGCCATTGTCTTGTAGTCTTATCAGAGGTTTCTACAATTACATAATTAGATCCAATGACCGTAATTTTACCAACTTCGGATGTGCTTTTAATAATGACATGTTCACCGAGCTCAAAGAGTTCACCTTTAACAAAAGCTTCTCTAGTTTCTGATACAGATTCTAATTGAACATGTCTTTTAAATTCGTATTCTTCTTTTAAACCCATACCGCTGCGAACGGCATTAAACATTTTACGAGCATCAGGATTTGATATAGCTTTAGTTAGACCTTGGGCAAATCCTGTAAAGTCATTATCTTTAGCATACCCTCTTTGCTTAGTACCAGATGCACCTTCGGCACCTTTACCATCTGGATCTCTCTGCCCAGCACTTACAACCTTAACGCCACCGTCAAAGTTATAGAACCCATGACCACCCTTTTTACCATTATATTTGTTTAAGCGCAAATCATATTCTTGTACACGATCTGAACCGGCAACTAAAATGACTTTCTTAAATCCTGCATTATACATAGCCGACAAAGCATGAAAGGGTGTTGTTACCTTAGCATCGATAATAATAGATCTTGCATGCCTAGTAAACATCTTACGAGCAAACTTTACTTTGTCTGAATAAGTAAGAGGATTGTCTTTTTTATCATTAGATTGTGACAAATAGATACGATATTGTGCTCGACCAGCAACCGCTGCGAGCTTGTCTAATAACTTACCATGTCCAATAGTAGGAGGATTCATTCGGCCAAACACCAAATAACCAACCTTTTCTTCTTCAACTAAGTATTGACTAAATCTATTAATCATTTACCGTGTGCCGCCTTACGTACCTGAGGAAGGAGTTTCCTTGTAATACGATTTACTCTAGGCTTCATTTTCTGAATACGCTTTTCGAGTTCAGCCTTTTTGCCCGGTGTTAAATCTTTACGAGGAATACCTTTTGTTAATTTCTTATAGATGGTATCTATCGCTTGCTTCCGAGCACGTTTCTTAATGCGCTCAGGATTAGCAATACGCTTACTCATTCGAGCACGGCCAATTTTTAATTTATTTTTATTTTTGCGCATGTCACGAGAACGCTTACGGCGAGACGCCATAGATAACGCCTCGTCAGTAGATTCTTCTTCTACTGCTGTTTCTTCGTACATGTGTTTGCGACGTTTCATCGCACGATACTTTAGGTACTCGTCTTCGCCATCTTCAATAGGCGTAATCATTAGTTCTTTAAAACTATACATTAGTTTCTTCCCGGTTTATCCCATCCCTTTAATATATCCTTGCTAAAGTTGTTGTACGAAAATTCCATTCGATCAACAATCTTAACAGCATCACCACCAAGTTTATCAATTGCAACGTAACCTTCTTCTCCGGTTACTTTGTATCCATTCTGCGTCTTTACAAAGGTTTTTACCTTTGCTAAACCATTTAATATATTTATAAGTTTTAATTTCGCTAATACAATAACTTTTTGCAGCTCAAACATTTGTTGTAAACTTTTTTTGTTTTCATCAGAAAAAAAATCTAAAATAGTTGTTAGTTTATCTCGTTGAGCTGTTTTACCTTTTTCGGTTTTACGCTTAGCAATTTCTTTTCCATATCGTAATCTAATCCACCTAATGAGCATGGATACGTGTCGCCTTGTATCTGTAATAACATCTCCGCGTCTGACGTATTTGTTTCCGAATGTTTCAATGAGGCCCGGTAACTCACTATGCGATTCGAGCTGCCGTAGGGTTGTCCCTGAAATTTTGTTAAATATTTTCCCAGCTTGCGATAAATATTCGTCAACATCATTAGTGTCCTTTTTACTCATAGTCATATTAGTCAAATCACGTAGCATGGCATCTTGTGACCATACCTTTTTTGATTTCTTAAACTTA